TATAGCTGGTAAATTTGAAATAGGTGAAACTATTGTTGGCAATACGAGTGGTGCTTCAGGTAAACTATATCGAAAAAATCTTGATATGAATCAACTCATAGTAAGAGATATGGTAAATGCTACAGCATATCTTGGTGAAGGTGATGATAATATTGATGAAACAATTCAAGGTGCAACTTCTGGAGATGTTGTTCGTTCTTATAAAGTATTTAAATATAAAGATGCACCATACTATTATTATAAAACAAATGATGTAAAGAAAAGACCACAGACAAATGCTTTACATATTCCTGGTGCAATCGCTGATTCAGAATTAAGTTATGTATCATATCAACAACATGAAATAGAACTCAATGAAGAACGATCACAGATAAAAATTATTGACCCCAATTATATAGGTCAATTTGCTAAAACATTTGAGAATTTATTAAATGCTTAAGACTGCGACCAATCATTATGCTGATGGTTCTTCACAAGGACCAACTAATTTTGATTTTGATAAAGGTGATATTATATTACGTGATGGAACTGAAATCGATATTACATCTATTATATCACAAATAAAAATTATAGAAAGTATTCAAAGGGTTGCAACACTTGTAAATATATCAATTATAGATACACACGATTTTATAGATTTATTTAAACTCGATGGTACAGAAAAAGTAAAGTTTATTTTATCTAGAAAAGAACCAGATGGTGAATTAAAAAAAATTGAAAGGGAAGTTATTATTGCACAAATTGCTGGATATAAAAGAATTAATCCAGGTACATTGACATACACGCTTTCATGTATACCAGAATTTGCTTATTTAAATCAATATAAAACTATTTCAAAACATGTTTCAGGTAGCTTTAGAAAAAATATAAAAGCTATATGTATAAATGATTTAGGTTTAAAGGAAGGTGTAAAAGGAAATTTAGAAATTTCAGAAAGTGGAACATCTTTTAATTGTATTATACCTCGTATGAAGCCCATCTTTGCAATTAATTGGTTATTGCGTAATGCAGATGATGGAGGTACACCATATTATTTCTATCAAAAAGCTGATGGTATAGTATGTTGTCAATCTAAAAAAGAAATGATTAGTAAAAATGTATTTAAAGATTACAATAATAAACCATTTTTTGAAAAAGAAAAGCCAATACCTGAAGACTCCAATAAAATAAAAATGGAATATTTTGAAGAGTTACAGAAAAAAATAACAAGAGATCGTAGTGAAATTAAAATGTCAAAGTTTTATTCAGGAGCAGAAGGTTCTTATGGTGCTACAGTTCATCATATTGATATTGTAGAAAAGAAATATGACAAAATAAAATATGACTTTAAAAATAAAAATTTATTAAATGAAAATCCACCATTAGCGAGTGATTCTAAAATTGCAAATACAAAAATAGAAACATTTACAGAAGGAAGAAATTATTTTATTAATAAAAATACTTTAGCATTTAACGATGGTAAAAATTATCATGAAAATATTACATCAAAATCACTAGCAGAAATGATGTCTCATAAAGCATTAAACGATACTACTGCACAAAGGTTTGAAATTCCTGGTGACTTTGATTTACATGCTGGAGCTGTAATTAATTTAGAATTATTACGTGTAGCTGAGACCGAAGATACTCTTAATAATTTATCAGAAGTATTAAGTGGTAAACATTTAGTAACTACAGTAGAACATTTATTTCGACCAAGTGGATATACAATGGTTGTATCTGCTAAAAAAGATTCATTTATCACATCACTAGATACAAGGAGAATAGGATAATGGATAGAGGTAATGATCAATTTTTAAATGGGAAGTTTGCATGGTTCATAGGAGAAGTTAAAGATATTAACGATCCTAAAAATTTAAATAGAGTAAAAGTATTTCCTTATGGTTATTTTAATGAGAATGATGAAAAAATAATCAAAAATCTTCCATGGTCTACAGTAATGATGCCAAATACTTCAGCATCACTCAAAGGTGTTGGTGGTAATCATCATTTAGAAGTTGGTTCATGGGTTGTTGGATTTTTTAGAGATGGCCCTTCAGCTCAAGATGCTATTATCATGGGAAGTATTGCAACCAAAACAGACGGAACTCGTGATATACCATCATATGCTTCAGTAGATAATAAAGTATATGAATCAAAAGCTGGCCATAAAATAGAAATCGATAATAGTAATGGGTCAGAACAAATAAGGATTACACACAAAACAGGTTCATATATAAAATTTCAAGAAGATGGAACAATAGAAGTTAAGTCAATACTAAAAACTCGAGTTATATAATGTCAGCTCCTACTATATCATTACCACAAATTGAGTGTCCCAATGTATTACTACCAACTCCCGCCAATTTAAGAAATTTATTTGCAGGTCTGGCGTCATATTCATATAAAAATGATTTAGAAGATTTAAAAAAACAATTAGAAGATATACGAAAGCTTTTAACTATATACGATCCAAATTTTGAAAAGATTGAAATACCAGAACTTGAATGGGAAATTATAATTACTCGTTTGTCTGCTGAATATCCTATGTATGTTCAAAGGCAAATTTTAGAATTAATTAATGATGTATTTACAATTGAATTTAATGTTACAATACTTGGCATATCTTTTGACATACTAGAATTTTTATCAAATCCAAACAGTGTATTGGATAATATACCTTTAGATCAAGTCGACAGTATATATGATTTAATACCAGAAGAATATAAAGTATGGAATAAATTCGAAACAGCTGACTTTAAAAAAGAATCAATAAGAAACTTTTTAAGATCTGAAGTTGCAAAGAAAATGAATTTATTAATGCATGGTGGATTTTTAGGAGTTATAGATTTATTTGATACAATATGGGATGAACTTGGTTTACCATCAATACCAGATTTAGAAACACTTGATCTTGAAGCACTAATAAGAGACAAAACAATAGATGAATTAAAGTCTGTAAATATATTTGGATTTAGTTTATTAGATTTATTAGGAGGCGAATTTGATGATAATGTAGAAATACCAGAGTTTCAAAAAGAACGATTATTAAAAAGAGCTAGAGAATTTCAACAAGAGTGGCAAACATATCTTATTAAATTATGGATGCAAAAGGTGACCTCATTTTTTGATGCTATTGGATTAGATGCATTAACACAATGGATTACATTTGATTTTTGTGATTTTCTTACATTGATCGGATTTCCAAAAACAATAGATTTACCTCCAAGTGTTCAAGTATTGATTAATAATACTCAATCTCCATTACCAAATACCACACAACCTGATCAAAGTTCAGAGTAACTTATATAAATAACTATATGGCATTACTATCACAAGACAAAACAATAAGTGGAGACCTTAAAAAGGCTCGTATTGATAGCCGTAAAAAAACTATTACGGATATAGATTTAGCTTTGACGCTACATCCAATACGTAAAGATATCATACCACTACGTGATGATAATGCAATTAAAAATTCTATAAAAAATTTATTACAAACTAATAGATTTGAAAGACCATTCCAATCAAGTACAGGAGCGGACTTACGAGGATTATTATTTGAACCTGCAGATGCAATTACAAAGGGTTTAATAAAAGATCAAATCAAATCTACAATTAAGAGGTTTGAACCAAGAGTTATTCTTCAAAATATATTAATTGAAGATGAAGCTGATCAGAATAGATATAGAATACAATTACAATTTAGAATAAAAGAATTCGACATAGATGATTCTGTCGAAATAGTACTAAGAAGGTTAAGATAATGGCAAATAACTTAAATGTAACAGAATTAGATTTCGATCAAATTAAAAAGAATTTAAAGAACTATCTTAAAACTCAAGATGAGTTTACTGGATATAATTTTGATGGTTCAGGACTAAGTGTATTACTCGATGTCCTAGCATATAATACACATTATAATGCGCTAAACGCACACTATTCATTAAATGAATCATTCCTTGATTCAGCTCAAATACGTGGTAATATAGTTACAAGAGCAAAACTATTAGGATATACTCCGAGGTCTATTTTATCGCCAAGAGCAACCATTAATTTAACAATTGATGCTTCGAATGAAACTGGTGCATTTGATAGTCCATCTACTTTACCATCGACTATAACATTAAATCGTGGACAAAAATTTAGAACAACATTAGCTGATGGAACAAATTATGATTATGTTTTACTTGGAACTCATTCAGCAGACTTAGTCACTAATGGTAGTACAACAGCTACTTATACATTCAGTAATGTTACATTAGCTGAAGGTGAATTAAGAACTCTTAAATACCGTGTCGATGCAAGTATTGAAAATCAAAAGTTTCAATTATCAGATGAGGATGCTGATACATCATCACTCAGAGTAAGACTACAAAATAACCAAAACTCTTCTCAATTTGATGTATATACAAAATTTGCATCACTTACAGGTATTAATTCTACATCACAAGTTTATTTTTTACAAGAAAATAATGCAGGTTACTATGAAGTTTATTTTGGTGATGGGATTACAGGTAAAAAACCATCAACAGATAATATTGTCACAATTGATTATGTAGTTACAAATGGTGAAGAAAGTAATGGTGCAAATGCATTTGTATTCAATGATTCAATAACAGGTTTAACAGGTTCATCAACATACACAGTTTCAGTAGTAAGTAATTCTACTGGTGGTGTAGAAAAAGAAACAACTGAATCAATTCGATTCAATGCACCATTAACATTTGCTACTCAGGATAGAGCAGTAACTGCAGAAGACTATGCGTCTATTCTTAAAAAACAATTTACAAATATTGATTCAATATCTACATGGGGTGGTGAAGATCAAAGTCCACCTGACTACGGTAAAGTATATATTGCTATTAAACCTTTACTTTCATCAACACTTACAACAGATGAAAAAGATGAGATAAAAAATTCAATATTAAAAGGAAAGAATATCGTATCTATTATTCCAGAAATTGTCGATCCAGAATTTACTAATTTAGAACTTGATGTATTTGTAAAATATAATCCGAACCTTACAGATCGTGATGTTGTTTCATTACAATCAGTTGTAAGAGATACAATTTCTGATTATAACTTTAATAATTTAAATAAGTTTGATGGTGTCTTTAGGCATTCACAATTGTTAAGAGCGATTGATAACGCCGATCCAAGTATTCAAAATAGTAATGTAAGACCAAGAATGTTCCAAAATATTACACCTAATACTACAGCAGCATCAAATAATTTTGAAATTAATTTCGCAGAATCAATTTATAATAGTGGTGATTCAACTAAATTTGTATTAACATCATCTGCATTTAGTATAGGTGGTGTATCACATTTCTTTGGTGATGTACCTATTAGTGGTTCACTTAAAAGAAAAGTTATTGTATATAAAGTTATTGGTGGTACT